CGCCTAGCTATAAAATGCTTTGACTGTTTTATCAAGCAGTCAAGCGTTCCACTTCGGTCATAAACCTCTCAAGTTATTGACTCAATAAACTCAATCGCCGCATCACAACCCTTACAAACAACAGTCTGAATACCAGCCTCATTGAGCGTTTTAATCCATTGTTTTTGATTTGCCGACGTTACACCTCCTTTCCTGCGTTTCATTTCGACAGCGACAAGACGATGATTTTTACCATAAACACCGTCGCCACTAACAACAGGATTGTCTCCATAGTGCATGAACTCCATCGTTGCGTCGCTATAGTCTGCTGGGACTACCACAAATAAGTCTGGTACCCCAGAACTCACGCCGAGTTTCTTATTTTTCGCTTTCTGACTCCAGCTTCGGGTGTAGGTTTCATTCGGCACGCGAAAGTGTGGATAGCCTTTTAGCCGCAACCACTGTACAAATGCTTCTTGCTCTTGATCCTCGGTTGGATTATCTATATTTGCGAGATTAGGCATTATTCCCACTCCTTTATTCCAAAATAAATCTTCCAATCTCGCTCATTTTCTTTGATGGATTTTTCAGCTTCTTCTACGGTCTCGTAACGTACAATTTCTCCGTAGTCATAACAATAAACATTATGTGTTTCGAGCTTATCTTCTTCTGGGTTGTAAAAAACGACATAGCCACCTCTATCATTCTTGAAATCTGGCTTAAAGTTTGAGGTTCGTTGTAATCTGACTTTAGCTAGTTTGCGTTCTTTGGCTTGTTCGGCTTCTTCTTCAGTGTGATAAATATTTCCACGGTCAAAATTACAGACGTCAATAGTAGTGTTACCCCAGTTTGTACAATCAACTCTTCCCCAATAATCGATATGCCAGTATTCATCCTCAGGCTGAGGCTTCCAGTGAATACTGTCTGTCGGCTCTTCCACTTCCTCGAACCACTCTGTGAGGATATTTGGGAACTTTTCAAGCGTCGATTGGGCGTAAGCCATAATACCAAAACCGCCATCATCATAGACCAAAGCACCATATTCAGATATATAGAATAAATCTCCAGATTTGAACGTTGGTAAATCTTTCAGTAGTTTATATAGTTTCATTTCTCCTCCAGCAGCTGTTCATGCTCTTTAACCAAATCCATAATACTTTCGACAAAATCGCTCTTTATGCAACTAGCTTCTTTGTAAAAATCGTCTGGGTCAACTTGTTTATGCTCGTACATCAGGGTTAAATCACCAATCTTAAAAGATAGATTGTCTACAATAAACTTGATACGAGCCATTAAATCTTCGTCTGTCATTATTTCTCCTCCACTAATTCAGGGTTCTTGTGAATATTGCCGATAACTTCTAGGTTTGTTAATTCAAAGAGAGATTCAGCCACACCTGCACATTCGCCTACAAATCCACCATCAGAAAACTTGACAATCCAGTATTCGATAGGCTCACCAGCGTCGTCTATGAGGATGTCGCCCTCGTAGATTTCTGTACCGTTCTTGTCTTTTAATCCAGTAAATTGCTCAATAACAATCTCGTCTGCCTCAACAAGTTTTCGATCATAAAAAGGCTCCTCTATAAGAACGGCTGTATAAACTCCATTCCCATCAAATCGTAATGATTCAACCTGACACATTTGTTTATATGGCTTGTACCAAGCCCTAACTTTTAGTTCACGCATTAGATTTCCTTTCATTGACTATTGATTGATTTTTGATAGCTGGATAAACTCGACGAATAAGTAGTCTGCGATAAGGTTCTTTGTCATCTATAGTCAGCTTTACGCCGTTAAGCTTTGACTGACCTAATAATTCAAAAAACATAATCTCACCATCTTTATTCTCTTGAGTATAAATAGCATTTTCTGATAGAGTTCCATCTGACCTTAGAAAAACAAGGTCGTCATCTGGAATATCTGATATTCTCATTGGCGTTTATCAAAACCCTCCTGCAACATTTCTTTGAGGCAGGTCGAGCCGTTATAGAACTGCGTTATGAATTCATAGACACCATCTTGAACTTGAGTGATTTCAATAAAGTTGTCATACACGTCGAAATCTTTATCTAATTCAACTTTATAAATGCAATTTCCGTCGATAACGATATAGCCGCTATCCTCTAATTCATACTCGTCAACTTCTTCTGCATCTTTATAGTATTTATCACGCTCTTCTCTGGGCACACTTTGCCAGAAATTTTTCAAATTAGCTTGAAGTTCATCAGCGTCTTTATATTTCTTACAAAGTGTAAGCTTTCCTTTGCGTCCTACAGTTTCACTCATTGTCTATCCTTTCCTTATTTATACGAGGCACAATATTTAGTAATTTCGCCCCTGTTGTTTTATTCTCGCTTATTTGTAGTTAGTAATTTCAACCGCAGAACTGGGGGCAAGGCGACACCAAGTGAGTGTATATCATTAGTTAATTACTTTAAGGTTTGATGTCGCCTATTAGACAGATGACTCGGGTGGGCAAAATAGTCATCTGTCCAGTTGACAGCATAATTACAGAGCAAAGGATTTCTCACCTTTCGGCTTACTCCCGTTCGGGAACCCAGCTTTATTCCTCAGATTATGCCGCCAGTTCTACGGTCGATTTTAATGTTCATCCAGTTTATTGACATGCGATAGGTCATTAGTTAATGGTGTTTATGCGTCATTAGATCTTATCGGTGCAATGCCAGCCACAATTTCGTTTCCATCCCAGGCGTAATTTGGCGAGGACTTTATCAAAATCGGCTCATCATGCTTGCCGACATGGATCGTAACACCGCCCATCATGCCGTCGCTCTGACTGAATTGTCGCAGTGCTTCGATAAGCAATTTAGGATTAACCACAACCGACTTTACAGGAAACGCCTCTGAACTTTTTTGCTCAACGAATGGTTGTATATCCGGGAAGTACAGCTCGGTTTGCTCCCGGAACGGGATTTCAGCCTTGATCGGAAAACTCTCATCAATCGGTGTCGTTTCGCCGTACGGATTTGTGCGAACAATAATTTTGCCGTCGTAAACGTACGCTCGGTCAAAGTCAGTCTTCATGACTTTATCAGCGGCAACGAGAACGCCCTGCGGAATATTCATTGAGCAGGCTTTTGCGCCAGGCTCGGCGTCAACTTCGCGGCGGATCAGCTTATAACCGTCTGTAGCGATGAGCGTGGCTTTATATATGCCTTTATCCTGCTCAACGACCTCCAGCCTAACATTCTCTAAAACCTTATTTTGCGGCGTCGGCTTCTGCGCCATTTTATATACAGCAATCTGCTGCTTGGTTAGCGAAACGATACTGCTCATTTTTCCCACCAAAATCCTTTCTGCTCAGCCGCAGCCCCAGGTTGCTTTTCGCTGTCCTGTAGGCTGCCGGCTGACTTATTATTTATCTTGACCGCAATGTCTACGCTCCGAACGCCGTGCTCCAACAGCCATTTCTTGGCTCGCTTGGCATCAGATTCGGTAGCGTAGGTTTTCGCGTGCGGTTTGTTCTTCTCGTCGCTCCAACGAACCGTGAATGTGCAATTCATCAGAGACATTACGTAACCTCCAGTTTCTTGCGTTTGCGGCGCTGCTTTTTGCGAAGTGCTTTTTTAGTCATTTGGCCTCTCAATCGTGCCGCCAAGTAATTCAAGACGTTTGGTAAACTCTTCCTCAACGTCTTTGTCGCTGGGTGAATAAAATGTTTCAAATCCAATAGTAAATTCAAACTCGCTTTTGCCTAGTTCAGGTATGCTCTCGTACCGAAGATTGAATCGTTTATTGTCAATGTCAGCGTTGACCAATCTATACGCCTGCTTGCCAATCCAGACCATATGTGGAATTGTAGATCTTACCATTTGTTAATCTCCAAACCTCTCATACATACAGTTTTCGTGCATGTCTGGATAATCCTTTCGCTCAGCGTCAGATTTAATGAGCGCCAAATTGCACATGCTACATCTGCCGTACGGTGCGGTTTTTTCAAATTCAGCCAGCTCGTCATCCTGCTTAGGTCTGCGTTTACTGATTCGGCCGCAAATCCGAGCTGCCTCCCGATTGAGCGCAAAGCCTGTTTTATTGCCTCTTGATCTCGACCCACCCTTTCTGCCAATTTCACGGTAGAAATTTGGGTTTTTCGCGAGAATTGTTGCGGCAGCTTTCCTGCCGCCGGCTTCCGTTCCTGCCATACTTCTCCTTTCCTTAAAATGGTATTTCACTCAAATCAATTGGCTCGCTAAGGTCAATATCGTCAGCAACTGTTTTTGCTGATTGATTATTATTTGAGGAAGTCGCTTTCTTGGCATCCTCCTCGGCATATCGCTCAGTCGCTGGTGCGGCGTTGCCGCCGCCCTTGGCGTCGCTCAAAAGCTGGAACTGGTCGATGATGACTTCAGTGGCTTTGCGCTTGATATCATCTTTCTCCCAGATTCTCGTTTGCAATCTGCCGGTTATGCCAATTTGCTTGCCTTTCGGTGCGTACTCTGCCAGCAGTTCAGCTGCCTTATTCCAAGCCACGCAATCGATAAAGCTTGCGTCGGCATCTTTGCCGTAGCCATCAACCGCTAGTGCGAATGAGGCTACGGACTTGCCGCTGTTCGTCGTTTTAATTTCAATGTCTCGGACGACGCGGCCGATTAGAGTTACTGTGTTGATTGCTGCCATATTTAGAAACTCTTTTCCTCGCGAATCTCCACACCTGGGATTTCACGTAATCCATTAGCGATGGCTTCGCGGATTAGCTTGTCGCTCGGCTCGCAGAGATAGCGCGGCACTAACTCAGGATTGGTAACCGTGAATACCGTTTTGGTTTTGATGCCAGACTTGACGGCTGGTTTCTGCGATTTAGCAGCTTTGGCTGCTTCAGCCTCGGCAATCTCTTGCTCGCGTTTACGCTGTGCTGCCAGTTTCGCAGCTTCGGCTTCGTCACGTTCAGCGGTCGTCAATTCATCTTTACGCGTCAACAACTCGTTAATAGCTTTAGTGAATGCCAGCTTGATTTCAGCGTGATTTTGGTCAGCTTCAGGTAGCTCAGCGAATATCTGCTTCAGTTCAGCACCTCGCTCATCGCACGCTTTCTGGCTACGCAATGATTTAGCATTGGTGTCAAACTTTGCACAGATAGCGTCAACGCGTGCCGCTTCCTCTTTTGCCAGTCGCTCCTGCTCTTCCTGATAGGCTAGAATCTTTTGGCTGATGTTATCCAACGCCTCTTCAGCTGGTGCCAGAACATCTTTTTCAGCGTCGATGAATTGCGACTTGACGCTGTCGAAGTTGCGAGTGATCGCCAACCGTGCATTTTTAACTTCAGTGCGGTGCGAGGTGATCAGCTTGCGGATAGCAACTGCTTCTTTGGCGGTAGCGTCGTCAGTTATCTCTTTGGCTTTGGCCTGCTCCAAAAGCTCTTGTGATTTGATTTTGAACGGCGATATCGTAGCAACCTGCGAATCGACGTATTCTTGTAGTTGTGACATATTCCTCCTTTACTTCCTGTCTGCTTCAGATTTACCAAGGCGAGCGTCAGTCATTTCGACGCGTGAGCTTGGAATGGTTGGTTTGGCAGCCGCTTCAATCTGCTCTCGGCTTGCCAATGTCGGCGCCGGTGCAATCCACGCGTACTCAGCGTCGCCTCTTACTCCATCGACGATTTTCGTGAAATCTGGCTCAATGTAGCGGCCTAGCCGGCCAGTGCGGTCTTTGGCGACGTACTTGTCGCTGGCTGGATCAACGATGATCAGGCGCTTAGTGTCGCCAGTCTCGGTGTCATTTATCGTTGTCATGTAACCGACAATGTCCACCAGGTTGACCAGTTCCTCAGATAGCCTTGTGGCGACCATCGGACGTTTAATAACTCGGCCGTCATCGTCTTTCTCTTGAACGTGAGCCACGATGACAATATGCTTGCCGCTGTCGCGCATGGTTTTCAGAAAGTTTCGCATGGTTGATTTTAGCCAGCCCCAGCCAGCCATGGTCGGGTTGCCGTCACGCTGGACCAGTTTGCTGTCGGCTCTATTTCGCATGTAGGCGATCAACTTCTCCATCAGCTCGCCAATCGGGTCGATGATTACCGTGTCGTAGTCTTCAGTGAGTGCAATTTGCATGAACTCCTGCATATCGTCCCATTTTTCGATCAGTGCTACGTCGGCTGCAATACCGCGAAGTCCGAAGTATTTGCTACCGTTTTCGCAGTCAGCGATAATCGGTCGTGGTGCGGTGGCCGCAAACGTTGTTTTACCAACACCGCCCTCGCCATACACAACCATCAGAATTGATGGTTTTTCGGTCGGGTCTAAACTATTAAAGACTTTCATATTCTCCTTTCTTTTACAGGCTCCAGTCGCCCAGCTCCCTCACCTCCTCGATGAGGAAATTCGGCTCGCTGTCGCCAAACTTTATGATTTCGTCAACACACGTACGCAGCTTGCGTTCGCCGGCTTCAACAAAGTCGATGCCGGCAATCATGAATTGCACGCGGTATGGTGCAACGGTTTCAACCACACAATAGGCAAACTTGACTAGCGCCGGATCTAGCTCTAGGCTCGATGCCGTCACAAGCGTGTAAACCGCTGACTGTAAATCGTAATGCATCGGCTGTGCGGTTTTGAAAAACTTGTCGAACTTTGCGGTAGTTTTCAGGTCGGTTATCATGGCAGATTCATTAGTGCGAATCAGTACATCAACCTTACCTTTCATATCTACGCCGTCGGCGGTGCGAGCGTACATTTCGTGCTCAAAGGTTGCACCTTTGGCGAAAATGTATTGCTTCGCCAACGGGTGATTCTCGATATTTTTCAAAATCTGATCAGCGGCTTTGAACATATCCAGAGTGATAATGTGTTTACCAGCAGCTTTCTGCTCATCACGCCACATCTTGGATTCTTTCGAGTAGAAGTTTTCAAATGGGCTGATAGCGAATTGGTCTTCACCGCCGAGCACCAGCATGTGAACTAGCTGTCCTAAGTCGATAGCCTTGCTGTCTAGGTCTGGCAGATCTCCACGTTTAGCGGCAACTGCATAATCGATGCCGTGGTCGAGAATCAACTTCATTGACGAATATGACCACTCTGGTTGGCTATAGTAAGCGTCTGCCACCTACGCCTCCCCCGCCAAAGCTCGATCAAGAAATGTCGGATCGATTAGGTTTTCCAGTTTTTCCAACAAACTATTTTCGTCCATAAAACTTGCCCTCAATCCACTTCATGCCTTTGTCAAAAATCCGCAGCCACTTCGCTGCTTTGACCGACTTGTCGAAGTCGTGGTCATCCAACTCGCGCAAGCTGTCAATCACCCTATCGAGAGGTTCGCGCTTATGTACCGGCACCAGCTGAACTGGTGACGGCATCACGTTTACGTGTATCTTCATCGCCAAATCTCCTTTCGCGATTTTAATTCTTGTATAGCTTCGTCGAACGCACCGTTCACAAACAGCACGATTGCCAGCACCGCGATTGCTACGAACTGCACCCACCAAAGACGTAGATCTGTTGGCTCGCTGATTGCGATTATTGCGGCTGGTAGTCCGACTACCCAACTTATGATTTTTTTGACCTGTTTGTTTTTCGCTGCCATTTTTCAGCTCCTTTCGTTTAGTGTATGAGAGTGCTCGCAGTCACTCTCATACTGGTTGGATATCTTCGCCTGCATGTCCTGACAAAATGAACGTGGTTGCTAATTATTCCTAGCCAACTCTCCGTTTTTGCCAAAAACATACCTCTGACGTTTGATGAAGCTACAAACACTGAACGTACAGGATTTCTAGCCTCATTTTTACGTCAAATAAAAAAGAATCGACGCGAAGTCGATTCATGGTTGATAGATTTAACTAACAGAGGTAGTCACTGTTTATATCATGTAAGAATATTTCGTGATTTATATAAATCACTGAAAAATATTACATGATAGAGCAAACCGCTCAACCATGAATCTTGTTTTTCCAGTGATGTTAAAGGCCGTTGATGGCGGTGGTCGCCGCTCATCTGAACTGCTTTCAGTATAGCAAAACGCAAGCGTTCTGTCAATACGCTTACGTTATAAAATGGGCAAAAATGGCACGGAAACTGTGGAAAACTCCACACTATTGCCCCTGTTATTATGATGTGGTGCTAAATTTCAATCTTTCAAAGCACGCTGCCATCTGTCCATCTAATCCATGCAAATATCGCTGCGTGATCACTGCGTTTGAATGGCCGAGCATCTCCTGCGACTCCATCAACGTCGCTCCATTTCGCTGAATGTCCGTTGCGAACGAATGCCGCAGTGCGTGCGGGTGAAAATTGCGAAAACCCGCCAAATAAAACGGCTGCCGCATTAAATGCCGCAACTCCTCTACGCTGAGCAATGTTCCGCTCGGCTTCTGCCATAAATAATCGTCAATACGCCGACTAACGATCCACTGCGTCAACCTTTCGCGAGCTTCTCGGCTCATATGCACCTCGCGTCGCCTACCACCCTTGCCAGTAAATACGATCATTCTGTCGGTGATATTCAATAGCCGCAGATTCCTCAGCTCAGTGATCCGCAAGCCGCAGTCGAACGACAGCTTCACCAACAGCCACTGAATCTGGTTGCAATATCCCAGCACCTGCTCGATTTGCTCCCTCGTGTAGAAAACTCGGCGGATTGGCTCGGTCTCTTTTTGTTTGACGATGTGGCGGATTTTCAGCTCAGACATCTCCACGCCCATATCTCTGAAATAGCGAAACATCGCTATCACATGGCAAATCCGCGTATTGATAGTGCGACTGTTCAAGCCACGCCGTGCTTGGGCGGCTATCCAATCATTGACCTGCTGTGTTGTGATCTCTCCTAGTGTTTTAGCCGGCACACTGGCCCGAAAATCCCTCATAACCCACCGCTTAGCACTCAATGTCTGGCGGCTCATTCGCCTAGTAAACTCGCAGTACTCCAGATATTCGTCAAAAGCTCGCTCGATTGGCATAATTGTATTTTTCGTCATGATATTTTAACTCCACTTAAAAAACCAGTTCTATATAGAGTTGCTTATAACGAACCTTAAAAGCTCAATTGTATATAGAACCCTCACGTTAATATTTTTGGTCAAAATGTTATCAAAGCGAGGCGGCGGCGGGCGAATTGGAACGATTTTGAATAAAAAATACGGCCAGACGGCCGCTTTCATTACGCAAAACTCCCAAATACTCGCATATATCTAGGATTATTGCATAATATTTGCATACAGGCAAACGCAAACAAGCCGCTACACGAGCGGCGTCAAAATGTCAGCAGTGATTGTTACGTTATCAGGCTGTAGCTGCGCTTCATCTGCGCCAGCTTATCTAATCCGTCAATGTTGATCGGTAAGGCTGCCTGCTCTTGCATTTTCTGCTTGTGGCGTTCCTCTGCTGCCCTGGCCTTCGCCTGTGCGATCAGTTTGCGCAGCCAATCCACCGTCTTCGCTAGATTCGCACTCGACCAAATAAACGCGAAGTACTTGCGTGGGTTGCGTTTTCGTTTCGCCAATTTAATCGAATAATCGAACTCTCTCGCGTAGTTGATCTGTCGATTTCTAAACATCGGCAAGTAATTATCATCGGTAATTAGCTTTGTCGCCTTGCCTAATCGCTGCTGCATTTTCTGAACTCGTCGCTCGTCTATGGTAATGTTCCCCATTTTACCCTCAAAATGCCATTTTGCTCTTGACAAACAAAAATAGCCTCTAAAATTGATAACAATTTTTTGAGGCCAGATACAGACAGCCCACCCTGATTTGCATCTGGGCGGGCTGAAAATCCTGTACGTTCACTAGTCATTCTAGCAAACTGATTTTGCTTTGTCAACAAAAACCCGCCCCCATTTTCAGAGGGCGGATCGTATCTCACAACTAGCGACTAAACTAGTACTCAGATTGTAGCATTATTTTTCAGATCTCGCAATATCCGCGATATTTTCATACAATCCTACTCTGATATTCTAAAACGTCCATCAATTCTAACAAGGTTATAATGTAGATATCGTCAGAGTTTTTATCTTTTGAGAATTCGATTTTATCAGCATTAATTGCAGCTTGCTCTTCTGGATCGACTTTTTCAGTATTGATTACAAAATAATCCTTCACGAAATTATCTTTCGGGTCGCACCAAACTGCAACTAGAGCGCTACTACTATAAAGCTCGATATCCTCATTCACTTCTTCTATCAAATCAGAGCTATCAAACGACAAGTTGTGTTCGCGATTAAACTTCAACCGTTCTGTTAAATCGTTTAAGTCGTGTTTCATAAAATCCTTCTGCCCGATTTTCGCCTCGGGTGGGGCGTAATTCTTATTGTAAGTATTCTCGGATTTCTTTTATCAAGTTCTTAGTGCGTGCGCCTGCTGGTTCATTTATAACTTCAAATCCGTCGAATGGTTCAGCGTCGCTGTATTTGTCTAAGAATAAGTTTAGCTTCTTAGCGTTTTTATTTCGCAAGCCGCGCATTTTATCGATTAGCTGTTGGTTGTTCAAGTCTGAGCTGTCGTAAATGAAGATGTTCATTTGAATACCGCCTGCTGAAAATTCGCTAGTTACTCGGATGTAGTTTTTCATTGTTTTTCTCCTTTCGAGAGATTAGTTTAGTCGCTAGTTAGAGGGTTGTGCCGTCACGCCTTAATTCTTAGTTGCGTCGCTTCTTATCTAACTATCTTTAGTATAGCAAACTACTTAGCTAATTGCAATACTTTTTATGATTTTTCTTAGACTTTTTTAGCTCGCACTGCCGCGCTGGCAGCTGCAGCTTTTTTAGCGCGCTCGCGGCGTTGCTCAGGTGTCATATTACTTGAAGATTTTCGACCACCAAACGAACGTTTAGCTCCAATAATAGCGTTAATACAACCGATGATATCCGCTTTACGCTCTAATAAGGCGTCAGCTCGATTTGTCGCGCCGCTCCAATCACCAAGACCATTTAGAGGCTTAGTGCTGGCTCCGTGCGCCTTCAGCCAGTCGTGCGTCCATTGCAGTGGACTGCTATTAACGCGGCTTCCCTCGCGAGTAAGTTCGTAAATAAACTCAGCCTCGCTTAATTCTGTGATGTTTTGTGATTTCATTGACATTTTGCCAATTTCCTTTCTATCAGGCGGAGCGGTAAGGGGTGTTTGATTTTTATTTTCGGATGTGCTAATATTTAACTACGTTTGTTAGTTATCGCCTTTTTCGAAGGGCGATTTCTATTTTCAGCTCAATTTCGAGCCTACCGATGACTAGTTTCATAGCTTCTCCTTTCTAGCCGCCTGATTGTGAATGTTCTGGTAATCCCCTTACCACTGTCTTTATTATAGCAAACTAGTTAGCTAATTGCAAGAGTTTTTACAAAGTTTTTTAGACTTTTTTCGTGAACCTGTGGAAAACCATTTTTCCCATGTGGCGAAAATGGTAGTATAGTCCTACCACGACATATCAACTCACCGTCTCTGTTAGCATTTAGTGCTGACGGTGCCAATCAGAGTGTTTCGGGTAATATTTTAGTGCAGGCTGGCTGGGTGCAGTTCTGGGGTAATAACACAAAAAGACAGCCGATCCCCGTCGTATTTCCAAAACAATTCAAACAAGTCTTCTCAATGTCGCCGACCTTGATTGGCTATAAAACAGGCAGTAAGGCTACCAGTATTAGCGATTTTAACCAAGTGATCGGCAGTGGCTTGAATATTGAATCTGGCGTTGTTACAAACACTGGTACGACGCTCAATGCTTCAACTACTGGCATATTTGGTGGTGCTTGGCATGGGATTTCGTGGGTGGCAGTTGGCATCATCTAAGACTTCTTAACGTACTGAATTGTCACAAATGAGGTCTTATAACCAGATTGATCTGCGTACGTCTGGATATTGACGCTGCTGTTATCAACGTAAACCGTTACTGTATAAGCTTGCTGGTCGGCAGCGTGCGGTAAGTTGATAGTTGCGCCAATACTGTCTTCCTTTGCAATGCCGCGAATATTGATGACCATGTCAAGATTTGTGATACCGTGCGGCACGGTTGTTTTACTGGCGACCTTCAAACCGCCCATCGCAAACGTCTTCTGATAAATTGTGCGGCCGTCAATCCACTTCATGCCGGTGTCGACTTCTGACGTGCTACGGTCGCCGCGGGCTGCTGGCGACAAGTGCCGTGGTAGGACTATATCATTGCCAAGTGCGTCAGAGCCAATCACGCCGTTCTTGAACATTTCACCTCTGTTAATCCGCCCATCAGCCAACGTGGCTGGATTGCGCCTGTCAGTGATGACAGAGTCGAGAATCGTCGTCGTGCCAGCGTTTACTCGTATCTCAGCGATGACTTCATATGGATTAGACGCACCAATCTTCGCCTTGATCTGCGATGGCGTAGGTGCGCTTGGGTTGGTTGCTGGTGTGCCTGGAACGACAACGGCCTTTGTGCGATTCTCGTTGTTAGCGACGGCTTGCGACGCGGCTACGTTTGTGTCGATGTAGATCACCACCGCGTCAATTCGCGGATTGGCGCTGTTTGCTGTGGTAACGCTCGCCTGAACAGGCTGCGTGCTTAAGTTGCTCACTGGGAACGTTGCCGACATAGCATCACGCACCAATAAATCATCAGGTATACCACTCTCACCGCCGATCAGTATATTCATACCGACAGGGCTGGCTTGACGCACTCTAAAGCCGCTGATCCACGAGCCAACAAAAGCGTTGCCAAGTGCATGGAATAACGCACTATCAGTGGTGCGGCCACCGTTACTATTGGGAAAGCCTAGCGCCATAATTACTCTTCATCAGCATTATCGACATCAGCGTCGGTTGCTTCGACAGCACCAGCCTCAGCGTCGTTATTGATATCTTCGGCCTCTGGTTGTTCGGCGGCGGCTTCTGTTGTTTCCTCGGGAACTACAGGCTCGCCAGTAGATTCTTCATCAGCATTATCGACATCAGCGTCGGTTGCTTCGACAGCACCTCTAGCTGCTGAAATGCTGACGTATGGGCCACTATGTGCTCCATCTTTCACAAAAACATAATATCCTTCTGGTGTTCGACGAATTTCGCCACCCTTATAATTCTGTACTTTTTCAGTATTTTCCATATGAATCCTCCTGATTATAAATGTACAGATTAGGTATTATTGACGTTATTTGCCGTGGAAAATATAGCGGTATTCTTTGTACAGGCGAATAACGATTCGTTTGAGTATTATAAACATATTTCTATTATATAGTACATCACTTGCTTTGCGCCAAAAACCGCCTCGGAGCTTATCAAGGCGGTTTTTAACTGATCAGAAATCCCGAACGGTTCAGCTACGGCTGTATTTTTTGTCCCGGATAGATCAACCCGCGGTTAGCAATCCCATTTCGTTCAGCTAGCCGCTGGGTATAGCCAGAATTACCAAACAATCCACTCGTGCCATGCCAACCATTCCTCAACGCGATGTCGCCGAGCGTATCGCCGCGACGCACGACGTAGCCGCCAGTACTTCGCTGAACGTAGCCTGTCGAAGTCGGCACGCTGATTTGCGGTGCTTGCGCTGCTACGCGTGAGTTGACGGTCGCCTGCACTTCGGCTGGGTTGTAACCAGCGGCTTGCAACCGCGCTACACGGTCGTTGCCGCTGCCGTACACACCTTTCAATACATCAGATATTACTTGGTCATTCACTGCTTTTGAATTGGCTGCTGGAGCAGCTGGTGCGCTAGCAGCACTACCATTTGCCCAGATATTCGGTCGGTAGTAGCCAATGATTGAATTGCGGTAGCCGCCAAGATCCATCAGATTAAACGCGTTACCGACATATATATTGCCTGAGCCTTGGTTTTGACCGAAGAACTTGCCCTGATAATACATAGCCACATGACCGTACGTTCCACCGCCAAAGATTGCCCAGTCTCCATCTTTCATGCCAGCTTGCCCAGTGTGCCAGGTAAAACCTAATACTTGGATTTCGCCGACTTGATTTGCGTATCCACTCGCTCCACCTGTCCTGGTAGCTACGACACGTCCACTCAAGCTGAACATAAACTGCTTAAAGCCGGCTACACACTGTAGTCCGTATCCCTCGTTAAACCCGCGCCCATTCATCGCGTTGACGAACGCCGCAGGGCTTGAGAGGTCGGTCTTGTAGTACACACCAGAACCCATCTGAGCCAATTCTTTGTCCACAGGGTCGCAACCCGACCCTTTATCTTGTGGTACGTCTAGTCCCATGATGCCAGCAATCGCGTTCTCACGCTTCTTAGCTAGCTCACACAGGGCTTTTTCGGTAGACTTTGAATATTTCGCTTTTGAGCCGTCAAGGGTGATACTGCCGTCCTCTGTGGGTTTGCCGGCAAGCAAAAACGCTGCTGATAGCACCGCCACCACCAGTAGTAGCATGACAGCCAAATGTGCCGACGCGTAGCTCAGTATCTTTCCAATGGACTTTGATATTGCATTTTTCAACTTCATGATTATTTCTCCTCAGTCTCAGCCTTTTTGCGGTCTTGATTGTTCTTTTGGTTGGTGACGCCCAAAAAGTAGACGTTAATGCCGCCGGCGAACAGCAGTGCGGTACTTGTCAGCTGCTTGGCGATTGCCTGAAAACCCCAGGTATCGCCCAGACCTTGCACAATAAACGCTGCAAAAGACAACAGACCTACCGCTATTGACAGTTGACGTGTGGTTGATGGTTTTAGTTTCATTTTAGACCTCCTTGGTCGTTATTATTATTGCTTCGAAAAATCAGATAAAGAATAAACGAGATTGTAATTAGTGATATCAATGCGGCAATCATTTCTTTGTCTCTAGATGCTGAAAATCTGCTTTTAGCGATGTCACCTCCTGGCTCTGCCGTACTACTATACCAGTCAGATACACCGCGAATGTTACTAGCGCCACCGCAAACAACTTCGCTAAATTGCTAGTGATAAGCCGCCAGAACTTGAGTAGCGCTTCGGCTTCCTCGCGGCGTAAGTAATTTTCTTTAATTTCGCTAGCGTGGTCTCGCTTGTATTGCTCGAATTCAGCTTGTGAAACATTACTGCTTAGCGCCTTTTCTATTCGCTCAAGCGCTGCTGTATGCCTATCAACGCCATCCTTGATGTACTCGACCTTGGCTTGCAGTGCGCCAAATTCTTTTGCTGATACGTCTGTGTTGCTCATCTCACTTACCACATTACAGATTAGATATAATCAACCCTCAGTTCACCGTCAGATGTCGCGAATGCATAGATTTTGAACACATTAGCGCCATTGTCAGCCAGCAAATCAGTGGTGTTTATCCACGTCTGTACACCGCCGCTGCTTCGCCGGCGTTGGAAATAGCGAGTAACGTCCTCTAGTCCTGAGCCATGGCTGCTGCGTCTGCCAACCATCAGCTTAAAAACTATACCCGACTGATACGTGCTGGCTTTCGGCGTAAATACGATTTTTAACCGCCTCAGAAACGTTGCGTCACGCTTGTCGATCGCTACTTCTAACTTAACTCGAAATACCTGCACGCCGTCAGCACCAACACGCTGCATGGCTTTCATTTCGGTAATTTCACGCTCGCACCGCGTAATGATTCGCGCCATCGTCTCTCCGTCTATCTCTTGAATCCTCATAACATCCTACTTTCGATTGTCAAATCGACACTAGTATTTGCCACCACGGCACATTTCATCTGCGTCAGCACACTGTTTAATCCCTTTCGTACATACGCGTATGCGAACCACCTGCGAACGTGTCGCGAATCACTCGATATCGGCACCATGTCAATACGCACTGGCACTGCACTATTTATCAATATCTTGTCAATAATCAAATCGGCCAACAGGAATGTTTTGTCTTTTTTTGCTGTCGCCGTTACGATAAACGGCACGCCCGACGCCTGCTGCTGCCCACCGAACACAGCAGCTGTTTGGTCAAAGTCCCACTCCTTGTCGCTAGCACTCTCGTAAAACACCAGCCCGTTTGATGCCATCACCTGGCTAGTCTTGAGGTCGCGGATATTGCGGTCAAGCGACGTCAGAATGTCTGCCAGCTGGTTTTCAGGCAACATACTCAGCCGATTCATAGCAGACTCGCTTTCATACTGAACGACCCCTTGTCGGTCCCCAGAAAAATACACTTGGCGTAGACGTATTTTGTCTGCCCTGGCTGCGGATTGTCGATAGTGGCGCTGGCACTAAACATCAGCTGATATGGCACCTCTAACTTATTGATATCTGGCGAACTCTGATCGATAATACTGCCTCCAATTATTTGCGCACCCGCCAGCGTGTCAGGGTTGTCGCCGATATAAAACTGTGGCAAAAACAATACATACGGCCACTGCTGTTTGCGTGCGGTAAATGTCGTCTCAATCTTGATTATTCTGCCACCAAGAAAAGCGGGGTCATGTGTGACGGGTATCATCGCGTCGTATTCCTGTGCACTTTTCGTTTCGTAATAAATAATGCCGGAGTTGTTGCTGGTTCTCTGCGCCGCTTTCATCTGCTCGGTGGCACGTAGCAGCGCCCGCAATCTGCCAATGGCACGCCGCTCCTCTACTAGGTTCAATCGTTCGCTCATAAGTCGTAATTATCCAGCGTTAAGGTTATCTCTTCGCTCATGTTCTCGTCGACTTTCACCGACAGTTGTTCGATACGGTAATAGCCACTCAGTGGACAAGACGAATACTTGCTTTGCTCGACAACGATACGATCGCCTACTCCAATACTATTCAGGTCAAATTGCGTACCACGCACTGTGACGCGCGGCAAATCAACCAGTCGGCTCATCACTGCCACATCAGCCTCGCAGTGCCCCGCCAGCGTACTCAGATTTTTAATGCTGTTGTACAACTGCATTTTCTCTCTTAGGATGAACTCCTGCTGGCTCAGTACGTCCTCAGCACTATAGCGAATTGTCTCCTCGCCCATGCCAGAGGCCTTGCCTATAATGTTGTTGTACAGGTTTGCTCCAGATTGCGGCAGCTCCATCCTAATTGCACCAATTCCTAATCCGTCATCAGGATAATGAACCACCACATCTGGACGTTCATTACCCAGCGTTTGAAACGTCTCAAACTTGCGGTCGTAGGTGAACCGAAAATCGAACTTGCCATCTTGCAAATTGGTTAGCGACACCAACGCATCTTTAGCGTTGATGTCTTCCCAGTCGTCCATTCTGTCACGTCGTACGCCGGTGCGGTACTGCTTACTACCTCTAGTGATGCCGACGTCGCCGTTCGGGCGATTCTGCGCCTCCTGAATGACACCCCAGGCAATGTCCGTCGTTTCAATACCTTTCCAGCGGCCGTTCAAGTATCGCGCGTCAATCAGATTCAAGTAGCCGTCGCACTGCACCAACACTCGTGCATTGTCGGTATTCAGGTTGCGGTTCGCTTCCACCGCTACCGAGCCAAACAGATACTCGCCATTACGCTTGATTTTGATGTCGCTCACCCACGGCTTCAAGATAGTGTTTGGATTCTCGCCGATCCGTCGACACTTCTCTTCCCAGTCTGGCATTGACATATTAAAATCTAGCGACTCAACGCCGTTGCGAGTCATGCTCCAGTCGAGGTCTTGGCAAAGTCTGGTAATGTCGGCTACCTTTGTTTTGTCGCGATGCCATAGCTCGATGGTGTAGCGTGGTGGTACGTACTCGTCCATTACGCCACTCCTGTATAGCCGTTGTACCACTCAACGATAGCTGTGCCAGTATCAGTGCTGTTTGATGTGTTGAAGATCAGTTCGTTCAGCCCTGGCACTAAACGCCAGTATTGGCTACTGGTGAGGTTATTATCGATGCCTACCCCATTTAGCGTCACTTCTCGGTTGTATGTATCAAATACGATTGTGTCGCTGTCTGTCGTGCTGATATTTAGTGCCAATATTTCGCCAGTTGTCTGGTTGGATACGGTCGGGTTGGTGACTTTGCCGGAAATCGTTATTGTTGGCCAGACGTACGTATTGCCGTCATTGATAGCGTGATTCAGTCCCCCGCCAGCTACCCAGTGCAAGCCGTCACGCTCCCAAAGTAGCCCTGTAGGGCTCCACAATAAACCACCGTCACGCGGACGCTCTAGCGTGATTCGCTGTGCTGCGCCGTCAGTATAGTCGTACATTCGCGGGTCGCCAGCAACCAGCTCGATGTCGTAGTCGGCAATGAGCGGCCACTCAATCTTTGGATCAAGAGGCTGTGTCAGTTTGGTAATGGTCTGATAGACGCGTCCAGTTGGTGTGAATAGCTGCACTCGCAACTTGTCGCGAATCTTGATAGTTCTGGCAATTTTTGCCATCTCAGCATGCATTTCGGCCAATTTTCCGTCATGCTCCGCCAACACGAAAAAGCTCAATGGTATTTGTCGCACACCGTAAAACTGCTCATCTACACTACCGCCATCGGCACCAGAAAACACATACTGGCTGTTGCGAACGTCAGGATCGCCAAAGCCCTTCAACGGCGGCGTTAGGTGGGATAGCCCCTGTTTGCTGCCCGCCAGGAACACGCTCTCATTAGTGCGCATATTGGTGATTTGTATGTCATAGGTTCTCATCAGTAACCCCTCCTCATCTGCTGCACCAGGCTGCGGTTGTATTGATCAACATCGATGCCGTTTGTTAGGTTAACGGTTTGGTTTATTTGCGGATACCCATCATTAGAGCCGCCATTATTTTTGCCGCCCCAGATATCGTCGGCCCGTAAAGAAATACTGCCACTACCAGATACACTAAAGTCAGGCGACAGCGAAGTTGTCATCCTGCCAGAAATCGCACCATTCATCGTATCGACCGCTGATAGCACACCCCCAATGCTGTCGGTGATGCCATTTGCAAATCCTTGTCCTAAAAATCCACCCATCTTTGCCATGACAGTCGACGGTGAATGGATACCAAAGAAACTCTTAATGCCATCAAGTACAGACTTGCCGAACCCTTTTATTTTATTTAGAATCCAACCAGTAACGTTGTTGATGCCATTCCACAATCCCTTAATGAAGTTTTCTCCAACGCTCCACAGAGTTGACGGCGATAACACTCCAACGATGGCGCTAATAACCTGCCAAGCGGCACTACTAACGTGTCCAATCATACTGCCAATTCCACGTATCATCGCAAATAGCAACTGCACTGCAGCTTGCCCTAGGCTTTGCAAGAACGCTGGCTGCGTTAGCGTCTGCACGATCGTAGTAACGATTCTTGGCACTGCACCAGCCAGCGCGTTAATAACTGTAGGTAGCGCCTCAACCATGGCCAAGAATAGCTGAATTGCACCCATAATTATAGCTTGTAGCATAGCTGGTTCTGTCAATGTCGTGACTAGACTATCGACGATTTGTGGAATCATCGGCGTTATCACTGCGATAATTTGCGGCGCCGCCTTCGCTACCGCTAACCATAACTGCACAAGTCCTTGCACCAACACTGGTATCATAGCTAATATTTGACCAATCCACTGCGGCGCTGATTGTACTAGCCCCTGTAACAATATGATAATCCCCTGAATAACAGCTGGCAGTAGTTGTCCTAAAATTGGCGGAATTAATGGCAGTAATTGCGTTATAATTTGCGGCAAAGCCTGCGCAATACCGCCTATTGCTTTAGATAACGCTGGCGTTAGATTTTTTAGAAATGTCTCAAATGAACCTAGAAAGTTATTTATCAACTGGCTCAGATCCAAGTCTTCGTTACCAAACCCAGCAACAAGATTTGACCACGCTGATTTCATCGAGTAAAAGCTGCCGCTGATAGTCTCGCTGGCTTCTTTAGCGGTCGTGCCAGTGATACCCATCTTTTCTTGGACTTTATGAATACCCTCAATTAACTTGTCGAATGGAATGTCCTTGACGTTTTCGGCTGTCGCCTTAAAACCTGCACCCATCACACCAGTATCATTGATGAGCCGTGCCATCTCGCTCTGCGTACCACCATACCCCAGCTTGAGGTTGTCGAGCATGGTGTAGTTGTCTTTTGCGAAACCCTGGTAAGCATCCTGGATCCTTGCAATATCAGTGCCCATTTTGTTGGCATTGTCAGCCATGTCTGTGACGGCCATATGAGCATATTGAGCTGACTTCTCGGTATCGCCCTTTAATCCCTGTAACAGTGATGCTGAAAAGCTTGTAACAGTCTCCATGTATTGGTTTGCTGACAATCCTGCTGTTTTATAAGCATTCGCCGCGTATGCCTGAACTGTGTCGCTCGACTTCTTAAATAGCGTATCAACACCACCGACCAACTGTTCCCATTCCGCAAAACCCTCGACTGATTTTTTAGCCAGCCCACCAATTGCTACCGCCGCAGCTGCCGTTCCAACGGCGAATACCTTGCCTAACCCGTTAGCCACACTGCCAACATGACTCAATGCACCGCCCAACTTTTCTTTTAATCCGCTAGCTAAAGAATTGATGTGCGGCATTACCTGGCTCACCATACCACTGACAGCATTGCTAATCTTGCCGCCAAGTGCGCTAAACATGCCTGAAATACCGCTGCCAATCATCGATAGTCCAGGTGCCAAATTACGTCCAATCGCACCGCCGATTCCACCGAATACTGCTATCATTTTTTGCGCGACAGGGGCTAGTATTGTGCCTATACTCTTACCTAGCCAGATAAATGGTGCGGCGAGTTTTTGCGCCACCAACGCCATGCCCTGTCCAACTTTAGATGCAAAACTAATCACCGCATTAGCGGCGATAGATAATTTCGATGATATGAACGCGCCGATATTACTAAACGTATTTGCAACAGCATTGCGTGCTCTAACGAAAGCCACAGCTATTGCACTAGCAGCTTTGCTGGCAGCGTTAGTCATTGGCGAAAAGAATGTGGCGATACGATTACCTATATTCGCGAATCCTGCGCTGATTCTACTTGCCAGCGGTGCTAGCTTGTTAGTGATTGGCTGAATCAGCTCTTTTGAGACAATTGCAGCACTTTCAATTGCTGCATTTTTAATGCCAGTCCCCAACTGTTTGAATCCAGTTCCAATCTTGTTCCAAGAGTCAGCCATTCTCTTGATGAGCTCGTCATTATCCTTGGCGGCACTCTTCATTTTTTTCTGAACATCAGAAACAGACTTGTCAAATTTTGACCTGTCGACCTTATAGGTGATTACTATTGTTCCTTGGTTCATATTTCGTTTCCGTGGTATAATTTCTGTACTAAAGAAAGGATCTTATAATGAAAGATATAAAGACTTTTAGAATACTTGCTGGTATTGGGCTTATCCCACTGCTCAGCGGTTTGCCATGGTTTTATATTGGAAAAATCGGCAAGGGCTTGGTATATACCGCTACGGTAGGCTGGTGCTGGATTGGCTCTGTGATTACATTGCTTAAGGCTGGTGAGATCGTCGACATATACAACGCTAAGCGTGGCTACGTCAACACTTCTCGTCGCAACGGATAAACTCATTTCAGCTCCTTTATAGCCTTTGTCAGGGTGCCATGCATTTTTTTGTACGCTTCCCTGTTTTGTGCTGCTGCAACCACCGACAAGAGGCTCAGCGTTCGCTCACATTCGCGACGCATTGCTGCTTTTGCCAGTTCTACAGCGTCAGGCTCATCCATCTCCAACACTTGCTCGTGCGTGTATTGCGGATAGTTGAGCAAGATTATATGCACTCTCTCCTCAAAGTTTGTGAGAACCTTATCAGCCTGAATCTTCAAATACTGTTCGTACTTTTCGATATCGTATCCAGGCTGACTGTTCTCGTTCATGGCTACGCCTCGACTTCTCGCACCTCAACACCCTCAGCGGCTAACTTAGTTAGTCCTGTGGTTGCTAATCGCACAATTTCAAGCAAAAGGGCGTTGACATTGTCGTTGTCAAGCACATCAAGCAAATCCCTTAAAGATAGCCCGCCCTCAACTACTATCGCTCGAGCCACGACATCCATGACAATCGCACTACCAGTAACAGCCTTGCCATCTTCACCGCCAATGCTTAATCGTGCAGTATTTGCTTCAAGGGCTTTGTACTGTTTAACCCGAGGAATCAGATACTTGTAGTGTTTAGTCGGCTCATCGCCCTCTGCTGGCATTTCAATATCCAGCAATACACGCTTCTCAGGCTGCTTCTTTTTCAGAACAAACGCCATCTCATTCTCCATTCCATAGTTGTAAAAACTACATTACTTTTTATAAATTTAGGTATTGACACGGTGTTTTTAGCACCGTGCAACTCCTGTTACGCAAATGTCAGGTCGCCCTTGACCAATTTGCCAGTCACGCTGATTTCAAACTCGGTCAAGCCATCTTCCTGGCTGATGTCGCTCAGGGTTGCCGTTGCATCAAGCATAAACAACGTATGGCCTGCTTGAGCTGCTAATTTTGGTACCAGCTTGAATATGCCAGGCACCTGTGTCGAGCTGCCCTTTTGCAAACCTACCTGTACAGCCCCCTTTGCACCAACAGTAACGCCAGTAGTGCCGTCAATTGTCTCGCCGGTGTCATAGACATAGCCAGGCACGATATTTTTGAGATTGTCCTGCCCAATGTCTGTCACCTTAAACTTGATGGTCGATTTGAACGATTTGATAAGTTCGAGGTTTGTACCGTCGATAAAATCACGTGTCACCTTGTCCTTATCGTTGTCAAAGTCCAGGTCGTTCACGCCTATGACTTGCTTGAAATTCTTGCCAGTCTTGTCCCCGAAGTATAGGTCGTGGTTCAAGCCGGCGTAATCGATTGCTGCCATTTTAATTGCTCCTTTACTTTAATCTTTCAAAACTAATGTTACAGATTGGGCACTCCATACCCC